TTCTCTTGAGTTAGATGAACTGCAAAACTAAAGTTTGCGGGATTTGCTTTTGTTATACTTGTTCCCTGAAACATCTTTGTTTGATCGTGCAAAGTCTTTACTTCGTATGCATCTTCCGCGAATGTTTGTGAGAACGACACTTCAGGAGTCGTTTTAATTAAATAACGACTCCCATTGTGTACGATGTGTACACTACTTTCTCGAAGTAGATTGTACGTTGCCATGTTTATACAGTATAGTTATTGGCATATGCAGAATCACTATGTTTAGTTAATCCTTTATATTTTACTGTTAACTCATTACCTGTAGATAAGTCAGTACCTTGAGCCGCGAATTCAACGGTAGATGATATAATATCAGCTGTTTCAATTGACGGTATTTGTAAATGAGTTTTTGGTAGATCAAACTCTACTAATGGTGTAGCTGTTGAGGCTCCTCCCATAAATATGCTCATATCAAATGAGGTATTAACTAAATCTGTAGCTTTTGTTAAATCTGACAATAGTTCGTTAGAACCATCAGCCTTAGTATCTAAATACATAGTTAAAGAACCACTTATCTGTCTTGCTCCTGAGAAAGAACCTATTGGAGTATCAACAACTCCTAAAGTTTCTGGAGTAACATAAGTAATATTATTAGCAATAGTTAAACTTCCGCCTGTAATATTAATTAAATATGTTTTTGTTCCAGCTCCTAATAAGTCTAATACTTCAGCAGAGCCTGAGCCTGTTGTAGCATGAGTTAAACTTAAAGTAGATAACTTATTTCTTAAATAGTCAGCATCTGAAGAACCTGTAGTATCTACAAAATTATAACCTTCGATATAAGTTTTTGCTGTGACAGCTGCACTTGTAGTTGCAGTACCGCTTCCTTTAGTTACTTCAAGTGATTTTGAAGGGTCTTCAATAGCTGAAGTTACCTGATCAATAGTTGTTGCGTTACCTGACCAAGCAATAGTAGCAATACCATCAATTGAGAAATCAATCTCTGCCTGGTTAACTTGACAGTCATTTAGTCTATATGTAGTATTTTCTAATACAAAGAAAATATTTAATTTCAGCATTTCATGATGGTCTGATCTTACGAACGACACATCTGCATCTGTACCATCACATGTTACAGCAGTTGCTGAAGTTCCGCTTAAGCTACCTCCAGCAATATCTTTACCTGCAATAGCAGCCCATAAAATATTTTCACACATATCCATATGATTTTCAGTTCTTATACTATTAGCACCATGTTTGAAAGGTCTTACATAAGTTGAGAATGACCACTCAGCTGGAGACAATGAATCATTGAATCTTTTTGAGCCTCTGCTTGGGGTTGCACCCGCTTCATTAATTGTTACATCAGTAGATTCTGAACTTTGTGAGAAACTATACCCATCTAATACTCCCATTTTGAAAGTATTTGCTGTTGATCCGTTGCCTTTGAAAAGTCCTGTAGGCTGTCTTGAGCCGTCGGCAGTTAGAGAAGTTACTCCTTTTGCTGCACAAACAAAACCTGTTCCTGTACCTGTAGATGCGCCTGCATTTACTTGAGTAAGTGTATCATCATCAGACAGTCCTGTTCCTCTAAAGTTATTTGGAATTTGAACTTTGTTGACAACTCCACTACCTGTTATTTCTGTAACTATGACTTTTACGCCATCGCTCAAAGTAATTACATCTCCTACTGCGTGTCCTGTACCTCCAGTAAAAGTATCTACATCTATAAGAGATCCACCACTTGCGTGGACTCCGTTAGCTGTTGAAACAAATACCTGGGTATTTCTTGATAGATTTAAAGCCATTTTGCTTATCTCCTATAATTTATAATGGAAAGGGTTTAGCGAGAATTTTCTGCTTTACCTGTTTCCTAATATCGTACTTCGATTACCATTTCACCAATACCTAATGGAGTAATAACTCCTTCATCTGTACTAATCGATTGAATAGTAGCTGATGTGCTTGATAGGTGTGGTGATACAGTATCATCATACACTAGTATATCATTGTCATCTATGATTCTTTCGATATCTTCTAATAATAATGATAAATTTTCTTGAGGGTCATTTGCATCTTCTACATAAACCCTTATTGTTATTGTTATGAATCTCCATTTAAATCCTCCAGGTTGGTACTGTCGCACCTCATCGCCGGCTACAACACATACCTTAGGGTACTGTTGAATTTCATCTAAAAATACTAAGTGTGAATCAGCATTTTGATAAATGTTTGAATTAAATGGATAATTCCCATCAATTTCTTTTATTTTGTTTACAAGAGCTTCGGCTATCTTTTTTCGTTGCGTTCTATGTGCCATTATACTCTCCTAAGTGTAAATCTTTTTCCTACTTCAGCCTGTGCTAAACTTCTTATACTTTTTGTTATTAAAGGTTTAGGATTATAACCTGTAGGCCATTGTTTTGTGCCTAAGTTCTCAAAAGTAGAATAAACTCCTTGTTTATTTTTACTAATTCCTCCACCTGAAAGAGTGTATGTATATTCTCCTGTTAGTGTTGCTCCCGTATCCCTTAAATTAAGCAGTTGAACACTATTAGAAAATATTCCTGTTCTATTTATTAAAGCAGGTCTTCCCATATTTCTTCTTACTTCTGCAGGTAATCTAGCATTTATAAGTCTTTTTAACTTGTTTAGTTCTTTTTGTAGAGAGCCGTCGTTGGTTTCTCTTTTATTAGTATCTTTCTTTGTCTTTGAAGTTACTGCTAATATAGTTGAAATCTTTTTTGCTTGTTGCTGTACTCTGCTTCCTCTGCTTTTTAGTTTATTAGTAGCACGAGGCAGACTTGCTTTAACTTTGCTTTTTTTACTTGACTTTGCCTTATATTTCGTAATCGTTTTACCTTTCAAAGTATCTTTTATTTGGTTTTGTAAAACTTCCTTTATAGTTTTGGACCCTGCCAAGTTTTCAGGGCCTATTTTTTTAATTTCTTGTAGTAACCTATTTATTCTTTGTTTATCTGCTTTACTAGTATCGGTGGCTTCGCCCCCTAAAGCTGCAACTCTTGCTCTTCCTAGAAGTTTTTGAAAACTACTTTTCTCTTCATGTTTACTTTTTGTTTTTATTTCTACTACCGATAGAACTTTTCCATCTTTTAACCCTGATAAATCTTTTCTTTTTAAAATTTCTATATCGTATTCTCCACCACTTCTTCTATACTGTTCTATACCTTCTTTAAATTCTTTTGGTGAAATTTTTCTGCCAAGAGAAGTAGAAATTTCACTAGCTAGTCGTAGTCCTCTAATATCAGCAACTACTCTTCTTAGCCCTGGTATATGTGAAGTGCTAAATTTCGATTCAGAACCGTATTCTCCTACAAAGTCATCATCTGTTCTTGCTACTGAACCATACTGTTCTATGTTTCTTATTATGTTTTCTATTGCTTTTATAGTTAAACTTAAGGTAACATTTATAGGTTCTACAGTAATATGGTCTAACTCTACTAATTCATCTAAATACCCAGTTAATCTATTCAAAGCTTTTCTTAAGTCTTCTATAGGCGCTTTACTTTGTAGTACTTGCGTTATTTCTGCTAGAGACTCTGGACTGAATACATTATTATCTAGAGTATTATATAATTTGGCTAAAAAAGAGTCTATATTTCCTATTTCTGCTAATTCTATCTGTTTAAGTTTATCTCTTACTTTATCAGCGCCTCTAAATATATATTTTTGCTGCTCTCTTAAAAGTTTAGTATATTCTGTACTTTTTGTTTTCTTAAACTTTCCTCTAATATCTGCCATTACTTATGTATCTTATAAAAATCCAATATACGTTTAATATGATCTGGAAAACCTATGTTTTCTCTTAAACTTGTTGATACAGGATTTTGTATCTGTGCGCCTGATATAGATAAATTTGCTTTTCTTTCATCTTTTAAATAGTACTTCACTAAGTCAAAACACGCTAATTTTAAATCTTCTGGTGTTGCCGCATACCCTGAAGTATAGACAACTTTTACTGCTTTTCTACCTTGAGGAAACATTTTGTCTCCTGTTGCAGTTGTTCTGAAAACAGTGTCGAGTGCTTCATCTACTACATATTCGTATTTACCACTACTATCAGAGTTACCTGTTATTAAAGTCGTATATGAGTCTGATTGACTGTCTCTTTCTGAAACTGATGTCACGCTCACAACTGGACTTTCATCGAGTATTATTGCATTTGTGTACTTATCCCTAATATCATAGTATTCGGTCTTTGCACTTGAATAATAATCTACAAAACTTGTGCCACAGTATGTTTTTACTGTTTGGCTGATGGCTGGTATAATAACGTTGATTTTTGAATCTTCGGAAACCCCGGTGAGTCCCGCGAAATCTTTATACTGTGCTAATGTTATTAAATTTGCCATAATTAAAAAGTGGGAGTGTTAGGTACACTCCCATAAACCTTATTAAGCTAATATTAGCTAGCTTTGTACATCCAACCCCACTTAGAAGTTGCACCATCAATAAGATCGGTAAACCCGATTCTTTGAGAAGCCACTAGGACTCTTCTTTGATTAGCTACTTCGTAGTCTGATTCAACTGTAACACCTCTTAGTCTAGGTAATACGTAGTTTCTTGGATTAACTGCGATAGCACCGAACTTAGAAACTGCTGGTGTAGCAAACTCGTCACATAATAGTACTCTTGAACCGAATACTTGACCAATTTCACCAGAAAGCTTAGTAGCCATGTCGCCAACTAGGTTAGCGTCTTGGAACTCTGCATCTTCTAATAGTTCATAGTATGATCTTTGTGAAACAATGTATACTACTTCACTTGGATTGATACCATATTTACCCATATTCTTTCTCATTTCAAGAAGGTCAGTTGCTACAATTTTATCAGTTGCAAAAGCAGTTGCTGATTGTGTATAGTCACTGTCATTTCTTGCTAAGTGTAGAAGACCTTCAAAAGCTGCACCTGAAGTACCATAAGCACCATCAGCATCATCACCAGCTAAAAGAGCATTCTCGATGCCTCTAGCGTGTGCTCTAACCATTGACTCTCTAATTAAAGGAAGAATTGGTAAGATTGCATCTTCTTCAGTTTCATTACCTAAGTATGATTGTGAAATAAGTTTTTTAGTTGAAAGAGTTCTTTCGGTCATGTCTACACCACCTGCTGAACCAGGGTTATAAGAATCCCCTCTTTCTTGCAAGTTACCGTGTGGGCTTGTCCCAGTAGCTGCTTGGTTGCCTGTAAATTCAGCGTAACCAGCATCCGGTAAGATTGGTATAATCATATTAGCAGAAGTCATAGCGATTTCTCTAAATAGAGGTGCTAAGACTAATTCGTTTTGAATATCTCTTTCTATATTTGTTGAAACAACTTGCTCAAAGTCTGCTGAAGAAACAGCAACACCTGAATGGGCGTTAACTTTTTCCATTACACTTTTAGCTACATCGTTGTCCCATCCTTTACCAGTCGCTAAACCAGCAAATTTTGCGTCAACAATATCTTGCTCAAAAGTTTTCTTCCAGTCACCATTTGAAGTTCTGTCAGAGAAATGTCTTTTGGACTCTCTGATATTCATGATTTCTTCTGATTTCTCAGCTAATTGAGATTCTAAAGATTTAACAACTGACTCTAAATTAGAATAGTTTTCATTAACTCTAGATTCCACGTCATTCATTAGCTTTTCAGCTCCTGATAGACCTGCTTCAACTATAGTTTTAGTTTTTTCCTGATCAGCTACTTCGTTAGCTTTTTGAACTTCAGCTTCATCAGCAGCTTTTTGAGCAGCTTCGTCTGCAGCCTTCTGTTCAGCAGCTTTAGATTCAGCTTGTTTCATTGCAATTTCAGCGGCTGTATCAGCAGCTACTTTCTTTGCAAAAGCGTCTAAATCAAAATTGCTTTCAGGAGATTGTTTTTCGTTTGACATATTTGTCTCCATGTTATGGGATTCCTCCCGTCTTGGCTGCTCAACATTAACAGCGTCTGCTATTTCTGCTGGGTTAGCCTTGTAAAAAGTTTGCTTGTACTCATTGTACTGTTCCATACTATCAAATGACTTGCTTAAGCCAAAGGTTGCCCCTTGGTTGCAAGGAACTGATACTACAGAAACTTCAAAAAGCTCTGCGTCCTTTATTTTATATCCATCGGTTTC